TGCCTCTACCTAGACTCGTTAATGGCTTTCCGGCCATTATTGGATCGAAAGATAGAGCCGCTCTAAGAGCGGGTACAAGATCGGTGATAATATTCTGGTCAAGTCTGTTTTCAATTTATAGGGTATTAAAAACACCTTACAAATTGAAAGTATCGACAATTACGGACCCCTTTTCAGGTTCCCTAGATGGATTACAGGATCTGTTATCAACAGAAAGAAATTTCTTTGATCAACTGCCATTTTTTGAAAAATGGGCAATGGGGTCTATATGACCCGAACAAATCTTGTTCTCCTCTAAAGCTTCTCCTTCAAATTCTCCGGCCTTTTGGGGTATATTGTATGAATGTAAAAATTTATACGATAATCCTGATCGACTAGACCTAATTAAACGATATTTATCGTTTATCTTGGATCCAACCGATCAATCTATTTTAGATCGAGTGGCAAGAGGAAATGATTTAGCCTCCCTAGCTCCGCAGTTAGATCTTTGCCTTCAGGCAAAAGAGTCTGCTGTAGATACTTGGGGACAGCTATCATTTAAAGAAGAAGCTGCGGGGAAACTGCGGGTTTTCGCAATTTTAGATACTATTTCACAGAGTGTCCTTAAACCGCTTCATGATCGATTGTTCGAGTTGCTTCGGTTAATACCGAACGACGGAACCTTTGATCAAGATGCGTCTGTTAAACGATCACAACAGAAAGCAATTCAGTATGGATGTGCTTACAGTTTCGACCTTACGGCCGCTACTGATAGACTTCCAGCTAAATTGTCGGCGAAAGTCCTTTCCCATTTTTATGGGGAAGGCCTAGCCTCTTCCTGGTTGGATCTGCTAACAGATAGGGAATTCTCTATGAATAGCAGAAATGCCCAAAAATATTTATCGTCTAACGAAAGCCCTCGACTTAGATACGCCGTAGGACAACCTATGGGTGCCTATTCTTCCTGAGCGATGTTAGCATTAACTCACCACTGAATACTTCAGTTCGCTTCGGCCTCTCTTTCCTTAAAAGGTTGAGAAGTTAGATACGAAATACTGGGCGATGATCTGGTAATATTTAACGCTGATTTAGCGGAAAAATATTTACAGATCTGCCGAATATTGGGGGTAGAAATAAACCTGACTAAAAGCATCACGTCTCCTGACAAACCCATTTTTGAGTTTGCAAAAAGAACGTGCTGGGGGGATATTGATATGTCTCCTATCTCTTTTAGAACACTGTTGGCCACCTCTCTTGCGGATATGACAGGAAATTACCTGGCATGGTCTGCTAGAGGGTTGATCAACAAAGGGGGAATTCTAC